GTGATTTCCGCATCACGCGCGGTGCCAATAAGGCAATGTTAAATTTAGACACTAACAGGATCTGCAAGGTCTGTGTAGTAATACATACTGGGGACATTCAAAAATCCCATGAGAGTGAAATCAGGCGCAGAACAACAATAGCTCTTGACCACACAAAAACAGTTCTCGGGATTTTGACCAGTTGTTTCAATATTGTTACCCTTACGCTTAAAAGCTCCAGATAGGGTCACAAAATCTCTCCGAGCAAAATCGGAGTTGAGATAACCACCCCCAACAAATTGATCAGCTGACCCAGAAGCCCCAAGTCTATAAATATTACAAGGATTGGCTCTATATGGTTGGTAATCAGGTAAAGTGCCCTCAATTTGTTGCATAACACCATCACTCAACTCAGATGAAACCTCCGCACCATACAACAGAGGTTGTATAAGAGTATTTCTGACGCGTTCCTTGAATGTTCGAAGATTTGCCCCAGATATTGGATTATTATCTGCGGTAACGGTAATACTCTCACTTTCAACACCCCCTGCTAACTTCTGACAGGACACCTTCCTACTCAATGCGCAGTTCCTAACCTCAACTAAATTACCAATCCATTGGTTATTAATTGCTAGCGTCTCACAATCGCGAAAATCCACATCAAACCGCCAATTTATCCCACCGCGCCATGCTGCAAAGGCTGGTGAAAAATAATTGATATTTGTCTGGCCACCTAAATGATATAAGTAGGGATTTGTATTATCAAACAAATCTGTTGATACTGCATTGGTTCCATGATGAGTTGGATGTCTCTTCTTAAAAACAGATACCACACCTGATTGGACTGTTTTGAGGATAGTTGAGCTAACCATTGTATCAGCATAATTCCATCGATGCAACAGCTGTCTAACTGATTTAACACTCTCCCCTCCAGTCAATAAACATAAATGATTAATTTCATTGTTGGCTTCACCAACTTTATCATAAGCTTTGGCTCCAGGAGCAGTATCATACTCTTGCGATTCTCTCATTATACGCAACGGAGCACTATACGACCAACCTGGTGCTCGCGGAGTCAAATCCACATCACTAGTGATGGGAGAAACCGGACTAGAGAAATCCACATTGTGGAATGATGTATGACATTCTATATAGCAACCTGCATCTTTAGGGCTCGACAAATCAGTCATAACTTCTAAACGCCACACACCAGCAACCGTTCGGTTAGAAACATTCCGACCAGAGGTTGTAACTAATGGCAATCGAAGGTTGAAATATCTATCATAACCACTTTGCACATTTGTAAAATCATTCAAAGTTATACGAGGGTGCTCAACCCTTGGAGTATAAGCCATATATGGAATGTCGATAGTAACATCATTATCAACATTCAAGTCAATAATGCGTGAGAAAATCTTTCCTTCCGTAAAATTGTTAATGGTGTCGCTAGGATCATAAATAAACCTTACTCGACCTCTATGGAATTTGGTACAAATAAATTTAAACCTCAAACGCATATCGAACCTCGAAAACTGAAAATTCTGAGCAACCCAAGTGGCTGGGGCTAACGTAGCAACTTTAGCTCCCGCTGCTATAGCTACTTCTGAATCCACAGGTGTGAAATTTTCAAAGACACCATATATAGGGGCTACAACACCAGTCATTAATATTTGTCCAGGAGCATCGTCATCATTCCAAGCAACTAAACCTGTATAAAAGGGCTTATTGCACAAGTATTCAATGTTCAATTCATCTTTCCGGGGGAAACCTAACACAGCGGGGTCCACTGACAACTCATTCTTAGGGTCCAATGCTAATTTCACCATGGGAACCATTTCTTGAGGATTTGCCCAACCGGAAGCTCTAATCTGCTTGACTCTAATACTACTCTGTAAATTGTTCGGATTACTAAAACCGAACCAACTAGCCACACTTCCAACAAGACCACTAAATATAGATACCGTGGTTGCCCATGGGCCAATCACGGGCAACTTGGATAATTGACCAGCTGCATTTGATATAGCACTAGCTGTTGATGAAATAGGTTTACTACTATCATATTCATCAGCCTCGCGCTGCAGCGATGGACCAGATAATACTGGGTTTACACACTCAGCAAATATGTCAATTGTAACTGGATTTATCGTGGGATCAGCACAAGATGCCAAATCAGCTATAGATGAGAAATCTAATTTACCCATCTGTCTCCTAAAATTCCAGGTACTCGCAGTTAGCATTGGTAAATAGTCTAGATTCCATATAAATGGTAAAATCATCTCCACCTTAGTTGTTTCTTGAGGATAAATTACCACATGTTGGCGCTGCATTAATTGTGCATTTAGTGCTTGGGGATCACCCAAACCTCTATACACATGTGTATCAATGCAACCACCACTAAAATCTCTATACTCACCTAAACTCACATCCCCAACATTGGTGCCAGCAACTAGTCCACTAACCAAAGGTTTATAAGCACAAATCAACCCAGAATATTTAAATGGATTGCTATTAACTAAAATAGTAATTTTAAGATTGGCTCTAAATTTGGAAAAGTTTTTAATTTTGTCCGAAATACTCCCGTTACCCAAATACAATTCCCATGGATAATAAGTTTTTCGTATACTGGTTCCTTCAACCCAATCAAAAGAGGCAATTTTAATTGGTCGAGTCAAAAATGATGCTAGATCTCCTATGTGATCATCTGAGATACATTCCATCGCAGTTGTTGCTGGCATACTCACCTCACCAGCTGGTGCTTCATCATAATGTAAAAAATTAGCAGGCTTTTTAAAAGGTTGGACGACCCAAGTACTCAACCCCGTTTCTCGAACGACTTCTTCGCTCGGATTTAAAGAAAAACCCTTGCCGGAAAGATCCAACCCCTTCAATGTCTCGTTCGCGACATCTAGGTAACTGTCAGACCATCCCATTTCCCGAACGATTTTTTCATTCAGGTTAATAAAACTCTCGCCAGAAGTATCCAACTCCTTTAGCGCCTCATTCGCGGCATTCAAATAGTTATTAGATAATTCTAGTCTCAAATTCTTATCTATCTCACGACAGATATCATCCCTAAACCATCGTAATAACCAATCTTGCTGTGATCTAGGAACATAATCGCTCAGATAGAAATGCTTAGCGCAATCTGCTATCTTAGTACTCCACTCTAAATACTTACACTCAGAATGAAAAGCATACTCTCGAATAGCCGTCTTAAGACCAGTAGAAATACAAGCCATATCTGGTAAAGTTTTACGACCCCCGATAAGCATTTTGTGTATCGAAGCCTCATTAAGAGGTGCTGTGAAAACCCTACGACCAAAAATTTTACTAAGAAACTCATTTTCTAAAAAACCCCTTTGTAGAAAAGAGATCTTATCAATAGGCTCATGATCTGGGCCCACATCTTTTTTATCAGCTGTAGTATATGTAGACAACTCGGCAATTCCCGTCTTCATATCCATAAACGTGAATGAGCAGGAGTCATCAACACCAATACCATTATCATCACCATAAGTAATTAGTCGAATCTGTTCTTCAAATAAATCCAATTTACCGAACTTAATGAAAAAAGCGTATCGAACATAAATACTTCCAACTATGCAATTCAAAATCACAGTCAAAGCATGTCCAGAGGGATTGGTCCCAAATAACTCCATAATCGACCCATCATAATTGACAACACAATTGATAATATCCAAGAGAATAAGTTTACAAATATTTATATCACTCTCAGAAAATTGTCCGGATGCTCGTATAATGGATATCACCACTGAAGAAGCAACAGCTAAAACATAAAAATGCATTGCCTTATCGAAGAACTTATAATCTCCGGCAATGAATTTAGTAATGCGCCCGTTCCAAGTTAAATAATCATACAAGTCGGACCAATCAAGGGATTGAGCTCTAATGGCGACAGCACACTCAAATGCAAATCTATAAAGTTGCATTAGACGAACAAAGCTAAGAAGATATTTACGACTAACTATTGTAAAGTCGCAAGGACTACCCATAAAGACCCGAAGCCTCTGGGCTTTTAGCTTCTTCTCAGAAACAAATTCATCTTTAAGATGAGATGTGAAAACTGGATTACACCTAGAGCCTTTACTATATTGGTCTTCTAAGAAATCTATTCTATTCCGTAACCAATCAGGAATTTCCATAGGCTTGGAATCATTGAACCCCAGACAAAAACTTTTCTTTTTATTAACCGGGAAGCCAAAAGAAGTGGAAAAATTCATAGCATCAACATATTGAACACCTAATATTCCATACACAGCTTCAAAGGTAGTATATTTCTTAATCTCTTTCTCCCACCCATCTGGCAAACGTTTTAACACACACTCAACATAATGCTTACCGCATATATCAAGCAATTTCACGTTCACTGTCCTCGCCATTTCATGAATCTCAGTAATTCCCAAGTAATAACTAGATTTAGTCAATGATCTGGGAATTGTTTGCGATACGTAATTTATAGAGTCAGTCTCCTTATTATAAGCATAACTCGGAGGATACTTATCTATTTTAACGCCTCTTTCAAGCCAATAATTCAAAGAGGCAAAGAAACCAAATTCTGTAGAGTGGTTTTGTATTACCTTTTGTAGAGTGTAGTGTGGTATTCCACAAAATCTATCCTCACCCTCAGACGTATGGTCGATCCAAAAGGCTTGAGCCTTATGATGTATTGGCTCCACCATACTAAGATTATAAGATGAATTGCCTTGAGTGTCGTAGAATAAAGATTCCGGTTGGATATCATTACAATTCTGAGTAACCAAACCAAAAGGTTTAACTTGTGCTAAACCCTTTAAAAGATCTTCATAAGTGACTCTACACGCAAACCTATCCCGATTATCAGAAAAGAAAGGGTCTGCACCCAATGCCCCACCATGAATACCAAAAATGACTGCTCCGGTAGCCGATTTACTAACCCATGGAGAGCCACAATCTCCAAAGTCCGTCTTACCAAGACATTTGGAGAAGACCCAGTAGGTCTCGTTATTAACAACCTTAATAGCGCCGTAATCAGAGTGTGTTTCCACTTCCATAATGGGGTTTTCTTTAGTGGGGTTCTCATAGGAACGCCAATTACTATACCCTAAGCGGACTCCGCCTGTTAGAGCAGTCCAATCTTGCCTATGAAAGTAAAGTTTAATATCTTTACACTGCAATGGTTGTGGTATATGAAATAGTCGAACATCGGGATGAATCAGCACACTATGCAAATGATTAATTCTATAATAACCTATCTGCTGGCGGATGCCAACGTTTCTCCTATAAATAACTATTTCGTCGAAGGGATCTCCACTTCTAGATCTCAGTGCATGCTCATTGATTATTATGTGATCGTTATCAATAGCAAGACAATGTTGACATGTGGCAATTGATGTTCCGCCACGACGTAAATCAATAAATAAGACATTTCTACGAACCAATTGTAAGAAAGCCTTATAATTAGAAGAAGCATTATCAATTCCAGGCATCCCTGCCCTGGATTGCTGCGACATAGTTGGTTCTTTATTATACAAACCGTTATCAGTTATGGGTTGCCACCAGGATCTCTCTTTGCTACTTTCTCCACCCTGTCTACTTTTACTATTAGTAAATTGAAAGGTGTACAAAATAGTTAATGTTACTAATAATATCCCTATTAAGTACTTCATTCGATGTCTCACAAAATGATCTTTCGCGCAACCGAAACTATATTGCAAACCATAATAAATAAACCGATTGTAAATAGAATCTTGGAACTTATAGATCAAAAAACTAAATACCAAAAGTAAATAAAAAGGAACGGCTCGCATCAATAGTAAAGTAACAATAATTAAAAGGAAATAATACTTATCATCATCCATAGATGATGAGACTTTAATAGGGCATTCCATATCTAATCGCACAATCCCAAAATCTTCAACACCTACTTGAACACCATCTGAAAATATTAGAGCTCTTCCACACAATCGTGAAATTTCCAATAAAAAAAACATTGGTCGCAAATTCTTTAAATCAGATAAATGACCATTGTTGAGCTCAAATCCGTCATTCAACAAATTTTCGAGCGGATTGAGTCTAGCGACTATCTCAGCTCGATAAGATTGTATCACAGATGTTATGATCTCGTCATACCATAACGGGGCCTCGAATCCAAAGTGTTTCATATAAAAACTCTTGGCAATCGTTCGTAAATTGACCCACATACTATAAAATAAGATTATCACTCTTTTAAAAATATGATATCTAGACAAAAATGATCTAAATATTCTATATGGAAAAGTAATCTGCCTAACAATCCACAAAATAAAAGTAACTAAGTAGTCTATAACTACACTTCGGGAAAGAACACTCAATTTAAATTCCTCTCCAGATTGTCTAATAATCGGTGGTACCTTCATAATGCATTCCTCTGGAAGTGGTTGGCATGGAAGAGAACCTTGCCATCTTCCAACTTTCGAATCGAATGTATGTGTCATCTTACAATGTGAGCAAAACCGCATATTATTGGCATCGTTCATCATGCTATCGACTACACTCTTCTGGTTCTCATCAAACTCTATACTAGCCATTCTCATCCATATCGAGAACTCAGCCCAATCCATATTAGCTGTACTGATCTCCATTTCTGCGATATCAATAGTCGAGAAATCATTCAAATCTAATGTTTTATGGGCAGGACACCTAAATTTCACGGGGCGATAAGTTATATGATCTCCAACAATAGGATTAGATGGATTACTAACTTTCACCGGCTCTTCAACGCAAAAGCGCCACACCCATGGTTTAACATGACTGGGAAGATTTCGCATAGCATGAGAGTCTAAAAAACCGGATGGAGTTTGGAATTCAGGAACCACAGTCGGTGTAATATAAAAATGAACACGCCGTTGTAAGGCGACAGGAACAGCAAAATTTTGGTGAGCATTCAGTGATTTAATGTTGGTTGTTAGCAAACATAAACGTGGATTACATGACACTTGAGCTTTCTGTTCAACTGCGGCCATTGGAGGGAAAAAAGGTAGATTCCCACAAATATCCAATAAGGCTTCATTGGAAGCTCCATTCGCATTCTTGGTTGCGTCTCTTTCTCGAGCAACATCATCTAATATGTATGCCCAATGAGTTGATTGACAACCATCCCAATGCTTACAAGCTGGATTATGGCGATAAACACGCTCACATACATGTGAACCTGTATTTATATTAAAGGTGTCAGCATACAATCCCAATACATAGTTGCACAGTGAACTTTTGCCGATACCTGATTCCCCAAATAACGTTAGGACGAAAGGGGATTTGCGTGGGCGGTTCCTAAATCTGCCATTTGATAATTCATCCAAAAAAATTTGCACTTTTTGTATGTAGCTTCTCTTCTCGCTAGCGCTCAAGATGGCACAACACTCAACTTGTTGCTTAAACTTACGCAAAGCAAATTCGTAATCAAGCAAATTTGTGTATGGGGCACCAGGATGTTCCATACTACTATCAAAGTCGTTAATCATTAGGTGAGTTCGACAAAGAAGATCATACTCTTTACGAATCCTGCTATTAAAGAAGGATCCAAGTATATCACCAGATTGAGTAGATAGATAAGCGGATGTAAATAGAGAATATGCACTAGAAACAAAACTCCCAAGTAAACCTGATAAATCCAGCACACTATTAAGAGTTGTATTTGGAAACCTCTCAGAATCTACACATGACAAATGATTTCGAACGCGAGTGACATCAAATATGGTAGGTAAAGTAGCTATACCAAAAAGAGTAGAGCCAACAATTATAAGATCACGAAAAAACTTAGGTTTTCGAAAGACCATAGGTGCATCATCATCCTTATTTTCTCTAGCTTGACGAATGATTTCATTGATATTGATATCATTCAAACCATGCATTGATAACTCGTTGAGTTTTTCATCAGTTAAAACTGTTGGTCCAAGCATCTGCTCTTTAGTATCTAAGAAAACATCAATCTCCTCATCTAACTGGTTTTCCGGCAAATTGGGAAAATTTAAAGGGCTACTAGTCAGAGCGCCCAATATAATACATAAATAATCCCGTATTTGAGTTCTATTGGTATATGCCAACCAATTTATTAAGGAAGATCCTATGGCAGTGATGTAAGCTCTATAATGAGCCTTAACAATTCTAAGTTCATACAAATTTGCCAAAAGAGTCACAACTTGAACCATCTCAGGAACCTTCTCAAGGAAGCCCGACTCAACGACTATTTGTTGTAGACGTATAGATCCGGACTGACGACTGATGAAATCATCCCTAGCTTTCAAAACGCTATCGCGCCAAGGGCCAAATTCAACAAAACCATCAGAGTGGGTTCTGCGCAAACGATACACTCTCTCATTTCTTTGATTATGTTTGAAATCAATGCTATCATAATGCCAAACAAAATTGTCGGGAACTTCACGTTGGTAACATCTTTTGGTTTGTCTAATCACAGTAAATTGTCGGTAAAAGAAGAAACTGCCCAAAATCCAACATATCTGCGAAAAAAGAATAACACAATAAACTTCATCTCCTGGATACCCTCTAAGAAATATAGGCCCAAGAAAAGCCAAAGAGTTATGCACACAATGAATCAACAAACCAATAAGAAAATTCTTAAAAACGAATTGCCAACTCAAGAAGTGCATAATAACGGTAATAAATCTACCAAAGGCTAAAATATATAACTGGGTGCTAGAAAACCGATTCTTAAATAAATACAGAAAATATATCATTTCAACCAAAGGATAAAAATAACCATACAATTGATTATTAATTTTGAGTTGTTCCTCAACAATGGGTATTACAACAATACTAAAGAGAGCTATAGCCCATTGGTTGTTCCAAAAAAGAGTGACAAGTTGTGACATATGAAAAATAGAGAAATAAATATACCCAACACACTGGAATATCTGAAATACAGATATATCATAAATAATCTCAGCACGTTTATCTTTCAAATCCAAATACTTATCACGCTTTCTAACCGTCTTATTCAAAAAATCAATAGCATGATCAAATTCAAAAGAAACCGGAATTAGATCATAACAATCGAAAGTTTTGAAGCCATAATAATAATATATATAATCAGAGCAACGCTTCAAATAAAATTCATCATCCTGAATATACACATTAGAAAAACACAAACCAGAAAGTCCATATGGTACCGAACCATTCTGGTAGCTCAAACACATTTCTTTATACTGGGTGTGATTCCAGGTTATACCGTCTTCAAGTCGTCCACCATTAGATGAATACTGAGGATAATAATTCAGTAACATCGAAAAAACGGGTGGCACAGATGCTAAATCCAAAGAGACGAATTTGGCACCTTGATCATCTCCAGATTGCTCCGAAGGAATCCAAAAGTTATGGAAACTGAGGTTTTGGCTAACCTCAACGTCCAAACTATCGGATGGCATAGTGACTACCGACCCAAAGCAGGCAGTCACCATGATGGTGAAGAAGATTCGCGCAATAATGCACGGAAAGTTTGAGCTAAACGAAATCATAAAATGATATTGTTTGTCAAAAATGACCCGGTAAAAACAAAGCATAGCTTCAAACACTAAGGTCAACTACAGTGTTTTGTCGGAAACCGTATTTTTCTGCCATTACGACATTTTTATGTTTTAGTACATCGAATGCCCTTCAAGTGTGGAAAGCACACCGTCAGTAGGGTTTAAAGACGAGAGGTACACTAGTATATCGTTATTAAATTCTTGCTGGTCAAATAAAGTGCAAAACTTGCCAAAGAATTGCTTAAATTAAAAGACGCCCAAGAGGAGGCTACATTAATCATAAAAGAATAAGTAGAAAAGAAATAAATCAAGCTCAATCTACACGAAAAGTATCGTGAATTTGTATTGCTCAAAGTTTGTATTGTATTTCAGCCAACAATACATGGCCATTCCTTATTAATAAATTAATTATTTATTATTATTAGGGTGGATGTAAATCCTGTGGTTAAGTGCACCGATCAAATATGGTGCGTTTTCTACCCGACATGGTAGATATTTCTCATGACAATCGCTCTCAGCATAGCTTCATAAAGGTTATGTCAAAATTTCGGATATGAGTTGAGAAAAGGAGAACAAGGGGGTACCAACCCCTCAAACCTTGGTAAATCTCAGATCCTAGATGCAAATATTAAGCATCTTCATAAAACGCCAATAGTGTATACTTTATATCTTAATAAGAATAAATTCAGACTTCGGCTCTCATGCC